CCACCACGTTCCTAATGTGTATGCAGTGGGTCCTCCAGAGAATGCACCACTAGCGTTCACTGTTCCACCTGCTCTACCAGCAAACCCAACATCATTTGTACCTTCGCCTCCACCTGGCCAAGGTAATTTTGTTTTCATTTTCTTTCCAACATCTTGATTTGCGGGAGCTATAGTGTTTAAGTATGTAGATAAAGCTGTAAAATCAGATAGTTTTGCTATTCTATATCCACGTGGTGCTAATCCACTAGCTTTATCCACCGCAAATTTATTATATAATTTTCCATAAAAAGATCCGTTAGCTGAATCAAAGTTATAATAACACCAAGCCCCATCTGTTGCTGCTGCCCAGTCTGTGGCATTGTCTATCTCAGGAATACTATCTCCGTTAGCGTAAGATGTAACAGCTAAATTAGCACTGCTCCACTCAACACCATTTATGTTTACAGTATCTACTTCTCCACCCTCATTGTACATAGTGCCAGGTTGAGGATTAGCCGTTGATCTAAGGTTAATAAAATCAACCGCATTGTATGGTGAAAACTTACAAACAGATATTTGATCTTCTGTTGTATAATAAGTAGAGTCTCCTAAAGCTGTATTAACATTTATTTTTCTTGGTTGGTTTCTATTGTCTGTCCAGAATAATAGATTTTCCATTAAATTTATACCATACATGTGGTATTGTTTAGAGAAATTTAAAAAGTAACCACTAACCAAAACAACGTTATTATTTGTATTTATGTCAAACCTGTTTATTGTACATACGTTGGTTGTTGCTGTGCGTTCACTTAAATTACCATCAAAATCAGTTAAAAAATAATAGATGAAATTATTTGTTTCATCTACAAAATACCCTATAATTTTTGAATTAGAAACAGCTGTTAACACAGATGTGTTTCCAAGTATGGATTCTAAAGCCCCGACATCACTGCCTTCCGACCTGGATACAGCGATGTTTGATGCATCCCTATATTCGTTACTAGGTAGTAGTCTTTCATCCAAGTCCTTATTCATTTTAGACTTAATGAAACTATTTTTATTTTCTGGCATTAGTATTTAATTATTTTAGATTTGTTTCTCATTACTTGAACTATCTCATTCAATTTAATATTTGATAATCTTATTTTAGCGTTTCTTAATTTAGCGCTTCTATCTTTTTGTAATCTCCTTACAACATACTCTGGTTGTCTAGCTCTACCTGCTAATATAGAATAACTAATATGAGCGTATAAGGCGTCTTCTGCCATTTTTGGTACTCTAGTGTCTAAATCATAAGCTAGTCCATCAGAGACATACTCTAAGATTATAGTGGCATCTTTAAGATTACTACTAAAAGAGAATTTACCTTCTCTTTCGTTTATTGTAAACCAACCATTGTGTTGACTAGTTTCTGGATTTAAACCATATCTTTGACCATACGCCCATCTACTAAAAGTCCATGGATCATTCCAGTCATTAGCATATCCTCTCCAATAATCATCATTCCAATTACCAGTTATTAAATTTGTATTGTTTTCTTTCCATGCTTTATCTATTTGCGATGTTCCTTGTGTGTTAGCACCAAAGTTATCTTGTATTGGATCACCATCATCATCTTGAAGTGGTGTTCTATAAGGGTTAGTTGTTAAGCCATTAGCTGGATATATAGGGTGAAGTACACCTTGATTATCAATCCACTTAACACTAACATAGTTTACGTAGTCTTGTGGTATAATAACATTTAATGTTTGATCAGGTATTGAAAGCTCTTGTGATTTAATACTTTTTAACGTATCAAAACTAAATTCTTGTAAACCTCTTTTTGCGTGAAATATAACATCAGTTCTTTTAACGTTAGGTATTAATTTATCTTCACCAACGTATGCAACCATAAAGTTTTCAATAACATCTTTTAATTTAGTGTACGCGTAACCTTGATAATTCTCTTGCTTAGGTGTTTCTTTTAGTTCACATATAAAGAAACTACCTTGTGCTACGGTATTTTGTAAGGTAACAACACTTTTTGTAACTGAAGTTATAATGTTATTAACATCATTCTGTAATGTATACTCAGTCCAATTATAACCATCAGGACTTGTATAAAACTTTTGATTATTTAAAGTAAAATTACGTTCAGTTGTATCATTTGTGTAGTAAATAAGATCAGTATTAAAACTACTGAAATCAAATACTTTTTGACCAGCATCGGCTACATACACTTGTGAGGTACCAGCGTAGTACTGTTGATTTGTCTCTGTTATTAAACCGTTGTTTGGGGGTAGTATAGCCATAATTTATTAAGTTCTTTCGTTTTGTTCTGTTTGTGCTATTTCTGTAGCAGCTGCTTGTACGATCGTAGGATCTTTAATAACAACACCTGCATATAATAATATTTGTAATATAACATTAGTTTGTTCTGATACATCTAATTGAAAATCAATAGAAGAGTCTGCGTTGTAAACATAATAACCTAAATTAGATGTAAAGTTCCACATAGGGTTTATTGGTTTTCTTACATACGATGCTTGAATACCTGTTGTTGCGTTTATAGATTGTGGGTAAACAATAACTTTATTATTTTCAAATAAGTATACAGGAAAATCTGTGGAAGGTTTTGTATAGGTTGATAGGTTTAGTCTAATCAATTCACTTCTTTGTATTGGTTCTAATTGCTGATCTTCATTATATATTATAGTTCCTAATTTATATAATGGTGACACGTCAATAACAATGCTTAAGCCAGCTGCTGGATTATCATCTAACGTAAAATTACCACCCGTAATTGACCAATTACCAGGTTGACTATAAAACGCACCGTCTTTTGTTACAGTAACATTAGAGTAATCAGCTTCTATTTGCGATTGAACTATTCCACTTAACGCATATGGTTTTTGATTAACAACAGTTGTAATTGTTTGTGATGTATTTGATAAGTCAGGGATTGTAAAGTAAGCCGGATCTGTGGCTGTGGAAGCAGTAAATGTACAGGTTTGAATTTTTTTAAATATATCTATTTTTTCATTGACAGTTTTTACACGATTAGCATAATCACTATCATTTTGTGGCACACGTATTTGTTGATTTAATGTTTCAAAATAACTTTCAAACATTTCTAATTGTACTTGTGCTCCTATCTTATTAAACTCATCGGGTGTTAGATAACCCCTTTGTTCTTTATTGATAATTAATAAGACTGTTTTGTAAACCTGATCTACGTTTATTGCCATGTTAATATTTTTTATTTTATATAAGGGCCCATTATGAGCCCATATATAGTTTGTTTGTTATTTAAGCTTTTTCTTTATTGATTTAAAGACCTCAACACCTTCGTCCGTTTTAAAGAATGCAGCGCAAGCTGACCAAGGATTTTCATCAAAAGGAACAGTAAATAACTTTCGTTTATTACTAGCCCAATGCATAGTTCTTTGATCTTGTGATAAAGAAATAATACCAGCTGTTTGTGCTTTTAGTGCAAAGTTTCTTAATTCAACATTTTCATCATTTGCTAATTCTAAAAATAATTTAGGATTTTTCTTTGCAAACAATACAACGTCTCTTTTAAGTTCTTTAGAACTCATTTTTTCTACCTTAGAACCTTCTTCAACTCTAAGTATAGCTTCTGCTTGATCTATATCCATTTCAAGTGCAGCTTGTCCAGCGTTAATTTCTAATTCTATATCAACTAACTCATCCTCTGCAATTTTTTGAGGTTTTAATTCTTTATATATCCTATTTACAGCAGGATGGTATAGAGATAATAGTTGTTGTAAATTTTGTTTTTGTTTCGGTACTGTAATTACACCTTCCTCAAATACTACATGAGCTAAAGTTGATGGTCCTTCTTGTTCGTCCACAAAGGGAGATTTTTGATTAGTTGCATATCTCAATTCTCTTTGATAACCCTTTTCATTATCAAACCACAGTAAAGGAAATCTTTTTGTGTGTTTTGACGCTAAAGTGTATGTTAATGGAGATATTCCCCCAACTAAATGATAATTTCTATCTTTCACTTCCCAAGTATCTTTTTTAGATACCTTAGTTTTTGCAGGTATTTCTTTTACAGAAACTTCTGCTTCATTTTGTTTTTTCATAATATAATATAATTAAATAGTTAAAAAAATAAAGGGGTAGGTGCCGAAGCACCTATCTCTTTATATATATAAATATTAAATACTAAACGTCTTGAGTTTGAGTAAATAATACAAAGTTGTTTGCTGCTTGTACACATAAACATCTTTCAGAAAGGAAGTGAACTTCCATTGCATCAAGACTAGATGTATAAGCACCTCCAACAGATCCAGTTAACCAAGACTTCATACGTCTGTCATCAGCTTCAGAAGCTCTGTATCTAACGTGTAAGAATGGTCGTCTAATGTTTGTACCAAGCATTTGGTCATAAACACTAGAAGTACCTGCGGGTACTAAAACACCACCGATGTTTTTAGCTAGTCCTCTAGTAGAAGCATCGTTTAAGTATTTCCAGTCAGTTTTGTAGAAGTCATAAGAACCTCTTCTGAAACCAGAGAAACCTAAATTAAGTGCCATCTCTTCAGAGTTTTCAAAAACACCATAAGCAGTTCCACCGTATCCACCTTGTGATACACTACCTAGCATATCGTCAAAGTTTAAAGCAGTAGATCTATTTACGAAAAGCATGTTTTCTTCAATAGAACCCTGTGTGTCTAATTGTTTAAGGACTTGATCGAAGTCGTCGATACCTTGTGAAGCGTCGAAGTTTTGATAAACATTACCTCTTGCTTGTATAGCTGCGAACATACCTTCTGTACCCTTAGGGTGAACGGTTGCGCTCCATCCTTGTCCACCGGCTAAGCCGACAGCAAGAGATCCAGCAGCGGCTAACTCACCTTCTACTACTGACATTTCTAAGTAGTCTTCAAATCTCAATCTAGTATCACCTTCAGCTTTTAAGTACCATAGGAAACCAGAAGTACCGTCTTCAGCAGCAACTTCAACCCATCCAATTTGAGCAGCATCAGATCCAGAGATTTGATACTTATCTTTTATAATAATTGGTGAATTGTTAAATTGTGTGAATTGTGGTTGTATTGCGCCATCCATACCAACGGTACCTTTAGCGAATTCAGATCCATAAACGAATATAGACAAAGCTTCACCAGCAGTGAAAAGTGTGTCCCAATCAGCTGTAGTGTAAGCTAATACAGTCATTGATGTTTGACTAGCAATAGCGCTAATTATACCTTTACCAGTATTGTAACCATCAGTAATAACTACTGTTTGGTTAACTCTATAAGGGTCTGTACCCAAAAGGGTTCCAGCCGCACTCATAGTTAATGTTCCAGCTGTTAAAGCCGCACCATCTGCAAAGTTAGTACCAGCTGCATTAGTTGAAACATGCAATCTGTTTTGTTCAGACCAAATTACTTGATCTGATGTCATAGGAAGTTCAGCTCCTACCATTCTCAAGAATGAAGAGATCGTACGATTACCGTATCTCTCTACTTCCTGTTCGTATATCTCAGGGAGATATTGTTGCGCGAAATCATTATTACCATCCGTAAATGATAAATAATTATTCACAAGCGGTTGTTTTTTTGCACTAGGCAATAAATCAGCCGCGTAAGGAATATATGGTTGTGCCATTTTATTTTAAATTTTAGTTTTTGTTAAATTTTGGTTGTTTAATTCGTAACTTTGTGAGATTAGTACCATCAGTAACAGCCCTTACTTTTAAACCCCCGACGTAAACATCTTGGGCATTTGCTCTCGGTTTTTGATCAATGTTTTTAGATTCCGCCATAATATTCTTTGTGGCATCGGCTTTACCTTGATCATAAAAATGTTGAGCTATAGTATCAGCATTATCTGCGGCGTACATAGCCTTATGGTATCCCTTGTGATCAACAACTTCACCCTTTTCATTTAAGAACTTCCTAATAAAGGTATTTATGTTTGATTGAGATTCCGCAACTTTACTCGGGTCTTTAACACCATATCTAAATTTCTTTTCCCCAACATTGAAATCAAAACCTTTGAAATCATCGTTGAGAAGGTTGTTTGTAGTGTCAACAAACTCTTTGTGTTGCTTTTGAGCTACTTCTTCACGCTCGTTGTAACGATTGAAAAAGTCAACAGCTTTTCGTTGATCATTAGACATAGTGGGTCTCAACTTGATATCCTCATAATATTTGTCTTTTAATCCTTCCAAAAAGTTTTTGGCTTTTGCAATTTCTTCTTTCTGTGCTAACTTTTGTTTTCGCACATGTCTTTCCTCATCTACTTCTTCATCATACGAGAAATTATCTTCCATTAAAAAAGATATTTCACTATCATCTAAGTGAGGTCTAGTTTTTTTATAGTATTCTTTTAACAAAGCGGTATCATTAATATTTGAGTAGTCAGCATTTAATCTAACATAATCTTCCACTGTACCACCTGTTTCATCCATAAAGTCTACAAGTTTTTGAACAGACTCTGGTAAATAAACTGTATTCGGATCTTCTTCTACCGCTTGTGGTTTTTCTTCCACAACCTCTTCTTCAGTTATTTCTTGGAGTGGCGACACTTCAGTTTTAACATCTTCGCTGGACTCTTGTACTTGTTTGTCCACTTTAGCGCTATCTCTGGCTTGTTCTTCCACATCCACCTTCTTTGTTTCTCCGATTTGAATGGCATCGTCTTCTTGTTTTACTTGTTCAACTTGTTCCTCGATTTTTTCTTTTTCCGTTTTAGGCGGTTTAGATAAATCAACTTTAACAACATCATCTACTGTTGTTGTTTTAAATTTAGGTAGTTTTACTTTCATATCACCACCTTCTTGTTTTATTGGTTCGGGGGCTTTTACAGCCTCCTGTTTTACTTGTTTTGACATAATATAATATTATAAAATTAATTAAAAAATTTATTGAGCAAATTGCTCCATCCCAAATCCCCCTAAATTATCAGGGTTTTCAAAGTTTCTAGGTAACAAATCATTTTTTCTTTGATCTATTAACTCACTTTGCTGGGTTGCTTGTAATTTAGTTCGCTTATCCTTGCGATCTTCAATGTACTGTTCTTTTCTTTGAACCTCTTGAACATCCACTTGAGCCAATTGCAGATCATACTGGAATTGTAGTTCCATCATTTCTCTTTTAATTTGCGCTTCAGTTTGCATTCTTTGTATTTCAAATTGAGAATCACCTTGATTTAACTGCATTTTTTGTTCAGTTATAACTTGGTGTTTTTGTGTCTCAGCTAATGCAGCAGCTTCAGATGCTTGCGCGTTTGCTTGTGCTTGCGCTTGAATATTTGCTTGCTGTATTTCCTGATCTCTTTGTTGCTTTTCTTTACGTTTTAGTTTTAGTAATTGATTAGCAAGTTTTAAGTTTTTAATTTGCCTAATATCAATTGCATCTTCTAAATCAATTCCACCAGATTGTAGTGCTACTTGAATATTTTGTTCTAATTGTGCCTTTTCTTCATCATCTGGTTCTAGTTCTAAATAAATACCAAAGTCGTACAGATGTAATTCCTTTGTATCTTCCAATGTACCTACGTTATAACTACTTATTGATGATTGAAGAGCCTCATTTGTCAAACCAAACTCCAATGTGTCAGATATACGTAGTGTAATATTTTCACACGTTTTTAATGTTAAAAACAAACTAGCTTGCATTAAATGTCTTGTGGCTACATTTGACTGATTAACAGCCATTTTTTGTAATCCAACTAATGCATCTTTACTTGGCGTACTACCATCTCTAGCCTCGTTTAATCCAGTTACATCTCTTATCATTTGTAAATAATAATTATATGTATTTATTAAACTACCTATTTTTTGTTGGCCTGAAGAACTTGATAGTTCTTGAATAGGTACTTTACCTCTATTGAGATCCCCATCTTGCGTTAATGATCTACCAACTATACTACCAGTTTGGAAATACATGTTTAGTGCTTCTTGTGGATTATAATTCGTACCATTACCTAGATCAACCTCAGCTAAACCGTCAACATCTACAAATACACCATCCGGCACCATTCTTGCCAAAACTTGTTGTAGCTTAAGATGTGTTATTTGAATCATGTCAGCGTAACCCGTGATTCTATTAACTAAAGATTGTATTCTACCTTTGTACATTCTTGGCGCGCATATAGAATAATTCATATATACTTTAGTTAAATTAGATTTAGGTCGTGTCATTGATTCACTAAGTTCCCATCTAAGCATTTGATTGTGCCCTAGGATTTTAGCACCTGACCATAATGTCTCTATACTTCTTGATGCTCTATTAAATGTATCACTAACAGGTGGATCAAAAGTATCTGTTTTTTGTAATGCTTTTTCTAAACCATTAGCAGTTCTTTTGATTTTAAATACCTGATCAACATAACTTTTATACTCAAAATATAATACTTGAATGTTATTACCGTCATTTCTCCCGTTCCAGTTTCTTGTGTAATCCGTATTACCAGGAAATTTTTGTATTTTTTCTAATTCTTCCGCCGTAAGATTAGGAAATTCTTTTTTAAGTTCTGGTAGACTGATATTTTTTACTTCACCAACATAGTATATGTCCTCAAAGTTAGGGTCCTCAGTGTATGAATAAACTAAGTTTACCGGATCAACATACTCAGCGGTTACACCATTTGCTTTATTCCAACTTGTTTTAACTGCACCTATTCCTAATACTACAAGATCATAGTTAAATCTTCTTTTAACTAAATCAAATTTGTTTCTTGCTAGTGTGTTATCAATAACTTCTTCTTGTGCAACTTCAATGGATTGTTTATAGTCGAGTTGCATATGCAACGCTAAATCTTCTCTATTTGCTGGTAAATTTTCTTTGTCTTGCACGTTCCATAGGTCAACTCCAAGCGTTTGTTCCATATTATTAAGAAAATCCTGTGCTTGCATATCGGAAAGAATCATGTTCGCGTAGTGTGTTCTCTTTTTCATAGACTCAGGGTCTTGTGCGTATGCTTTAATTTCGTAGGCTTTTTCAGACATACCATTAACAACTATATCTACAAACTTAGGTAGTATAGCCACTGGTTTCCAGTCTAGGTTTAAATAACTTAAATCCCCATTAATAGATAATTCGTCTTTATATTTTTGAACCGATTGTTCTCCTCTTGCGTATAAACGTAGGTTATGAAAATTGTTGTAATTGGCGTTAAATCTATATCCACCCGCGGTACCAGATCCTGATCCAAACCACTCACCCTCAATAGCGCGAGCAACTCTTAAACCATATTCCCAAGAAGCTTTTTCTTCATTGGTAACTACTTGGCTTGGAAAAGAACTATTTGTATTAGTATAAATCATCTATTTTATTATTTGTGATATGTTTCCTTTATTGTCGTATTTAGCAAAATCAAGATTAACTGGTTCGTTAATTTTTTCTGCCTGCGGAACGTAACGATGTTTGTTGCAGGCCATTATTGCTAATCCCGAGCTTATAGAAGCATCGTGTTTCGTTCTATTATTTATGTTAAATTTTGCCCAATCTTCTAGTGTACGTTGGAAATACATATCTCCGTATGTTCCACCATCTTGATAACCTACAAAATCCTCTATATAAGATTCTATTGCGGCAGCGTGGGCTTGTCTAATGTCTTCACTTGAATTGGGTATTCCACCAATTTCTTTTTCAGTTGTTGATAACTTGTTCCAGACTTTATCTGGTCTATTAATTGAATACGCTCTATACCCTCTACGTCTGAAGTGATATAGTAATCTAGGTTTATTGTTTTCAGCAAGTATTGGCATACCATAAAATATACATGCCATTAATACATCTTCAAAAAATATTTCAGCAGTTGGTGGTCTTGATATGTATTCTAAGAAAAATACATTAGGTGGACAATCTTCCATAGAAAATTTAGTTAATCCATGAAGAGATCCATTAGAACCTCTGTTATCTACNGTNCCTGATATNTCNTAACTATCACAACCAAAAGCACCCATATGTTCATTGCCGGGATACTTTCTACCATTTTTTGTAAAAATCTTATTTTGTAATGCAAGTTGAGGTACCCATGAAATATAAAATCTACCTTTTTTATTAGGATGAAATATTACTCTTGTATCTTTGATACCATTTTCCCATTGAAAGTTACCTTGTGTAACTACACTTGTATTTTTTAGATCATCATTATAATCTATTTGCTGATATATTTTTGTTAAATTAAATAATGATTGTTTTGCTTCATCTCTAAATGCGTGTTGCTCAGTTCTTGGAAACTGTCTATAAAATTCATTTAAAGAATCATGATCTTCTTTTAACCCATCGACTTCGTTCTGCCAGTAGTCAACGACCCCGGTCCAGATCGTTTCGTCGTGTGGCGCTTCAACCGGTGATTTTGGAGTGTCAAATACAGGATAACCATGGACATCCATATAACCCTCATAGTTCCATTCCATCGGAATAAATAAACTATATAAACCAGATCGCGTCTGGCCATTAGCATTTCGTTTATCAACATTAGAATTATCATACAATTTTTTAAAGTTATCACCGCCTTTGTCTAGCGCGTTGGATGTTGATCCCATCATACATTTCCCAATAATTCTACTACCAAGCCTTAATGTTGTTTTGGTTACTCTCCAGTTATTTAATATGTTATTTGGTCTCTCCCATTTACCACTTTCATCGTGTACTAGTAGTTTTAATTTTTCACCATCATAACTATTGTCTCCAGTATTTTTCCAATCAATCGTAGTATCAAGACCATCAATGTCTTCTATTTGTTCGTTTGTATCTAACTTTCTTCTTGTAAACTTAGATGCAGGAACTCTATATGCAAGTTCTGTTTTAGGTCTATCCATACCATCTTGAATAGGTTTAAAGAAAAAAGGATAATTAACAGATATTGGCACGACTTTGTCAGTGAACATCTTTTTAGCATCAGGACCTGTTTTTGATAGTATACCAAATCTTGAATCTGTTGATATGGTTGCCATATTAACACACTCACCAGATGCCATGAACGAAAAGCCAGAACGTCTATTTTTTAAATAGCACATTCCGTAACATCTTGTGTCTGCTTTACAAGCTTCCCAAAAAATATAAAATAATCTATTTGCTTCTCTAAAATCTGGCTGACCAACATCTATTTTACTCCATTGTAGGTACATATAATGTGTACCAGTTATGTATGTAGATTTATTGTTGTTTTTGAACCAGAAACCTTCATCTCTTCTTTTAAATTCGTCATCTATGTAATCAAACCATTTTTCTTTGAATTGTTCAGGGTATTCCTTCCAATCAAATATGGTTTTAATTCTTTGTAGTTCTTTTGGGTAGGATGTTACCTCCCATGTATTAGACTCAAATTTTACTGTATTATCTTCTTTTGGTAATGCAATTTTTAAACCTTGCATTTCATATACCTCCCCTATTTTTCCAGTCTTACTTATAATAACCACATCATGTTCTTGATCATAGCCATATATCCACTTTTTATACCTATTATTTTTTTTTAAAATCTTAGGGCTAATATGGTTTTTTACTACTCTATATAAGGTTTGTTTATACATTATTAGATCTTCCTTCAGCAAATCCTCTAAAACTTGTTTGTTTTTTAGACTCACTTGGTTTATCATTAAGTATGTTTTC